AATAAATGCCAATGAATCCACCGTTTTCCGGCTGATATGATTTCGCTAGCGCCAGTGCGGTTGCGCCGATAGTAACACTGGACGGGACGGGGGCGGTTGTGGCAGCCTCAGTAAGGACACCGACAATGAGAGCGTTCGCACCGTTAGGCAATGTGTTCCGGCCAGTAACACCTGGCAATGTAATGGTTAGAGTGGTGAAACCACCTGTTGCACCGGTTGAGTTCTGGGCGTATTGGTTCAGGTTCGCCACAGAACCCCCTAACTTGACGCCATCATAGCCGTGTAAGAAGGTCCTGCTGGTGTACCCCCACCACCACCACCCTCAGTGAACAGAACATGATAAACGTTAACGGACAATGCGACACTGTAAGTCACCACCCCCGGTGCCCAGGTGTTTACGCTGGAGTGACCGGAAGAATAGGCCAGGCTGCCACGCAACGTAGCCATTAGTGATTACTCAGAAATGCTCAGGTTGAAGCCGACGTTAGCAGCGGTGGAAATAGAGTTAGCGCCAGCCTCATAAGTGAAAATAATTGTTCCCTGACCAGGGCTTGCGTTCAGTTCAAAACCAGGTGTGAACCATTCACCCCAGTTCGCGCCAGCAGTAAGAGGAAGAGTTTGCTCCCATAGGGTTACACCCATAGCGGAAGCGGTACCGGTTGCGTTAGCCAACGTGGAATAATAAAACACGGCTGCTGCTGCGGTAGTGGACTGGCCGACAGGCTGAGCTGTTCCGGTACCAGCGTTAACCCCAGGAGTGTAGGTAACAGCGGCACCAGTGAGACGGCGAAGCCGGAATGTGATAGTTCCGTTCGCTGGGTATGATGCGGATACACCAGAAATCATGCCTACACGGATAGCGGAAATGTTATATTCACCAGCGGTACCCAATATGCCGATGGGGTATTCAATCGCCGGGTTGGTGGAGCCGATAAGGATACCGGTTCCAATGTTCGCTGTAACGTCGTATACGCGGCCTATTGCCACACAGTCTCCTTCTTATAATGCCGGATTAAATAAATGGTCCGGCATTAGCCGGGAGTGTTAAATTTAATGATTGTTTTCACATCGTTGATCATGCGGGTTTTCCGCCACTGATAGTAGGCGTCCCGGTCGGTTAGGGTTTTTTCACCGGACTCTTTTGAAGTCTGGTCACCTTTCCACACATGATCAACTTTGATGACACGGCAATGCCGCAAACAGCCGAGCGCCCGCCCAATATCCGCCCACACATTATCAACATACCAATGCGACAAACTAGGTTCACACATCCAGCCCAATGCTTTGACAATGTTACTGGACATGACAACAGCTTCAGGGATATCTTCCCGTGTCCCATCCCACGGGTATGAGAATCCTGTACCGCCCATGTCGTTGATAGCGCGGATAAGAGCCTTATCCCAGCCGGGGGTGATGGGAACATGGTCGTCCCCGAATGAGGCTAGATACTGGTATTCACCTGCTCGTCTTACAGCAATTTCGTTCGTCCACTCAGTAAGGCCCTTACGCGAGCCGACCTCCAGAATGTCACCATCCCGGCCCGCCTCGTCCATCACATAATGGTACTGCTGAAGTTCAGGATCATCATCGTCCACGCATACATACAGGTCAGTGGACAGAGATGTTTTGCGGATAGAATCTAGTAGTCTCGCTATGTTCTTCGGACGGCCTCTCGACGGAACTATTACCAGCAGGTCGCCCACTTATTTCACCTTTCACCCAGGCCCGCAGGAATGCTTCACGGTGATGGAGATTATCCCAGTCGAATTCACCGCTGTCAAGAAGCTGCTGAAGTTTCTGATGCATGGATGACACCTAGCCCATATTCCCCGGGAATGTCCTCCCATGACAATCCCATTTTCTGACAATATGTGTTCAAAGCTCTTCTTACCGGTGGGTCTTCTGTTTCATTCCCCCGGTCCAATGTCATATACCCGCCATTATGGCGAATGTACAGGTTCGTATCATGAAACAAAGCAACCCCATTGGGGGTAAGCCGGGGCATATAAGTGTGAAGTTCCGCAAGAGTGTGATCGTATTCATGGCTTGTATCAATAAACAGCACATCAACTTTACGGGGCAGTTGCGCTTGGACCGCCTCATCCATATCATCACCGTGAATAAACGTCCAATGAGGATTCCTTTTCAGGAAAGTCATTTTCCGGGAATTCCGGATATCCACTGACCAGACATGCCCTCCGGTTTCCACTACTGCCGCAAGGAATGCGAGTGTGGAGTTTCCGCCCCGGGTACCAAGTTCCAGCACCCACGTATTTTCTTTCAGTTTCGCTTGTTCGTGTAGAAATGGAAGGTATTCTTGAATATCACTCTGTCGTGACAATCGGTCGAAATAAAAATCTTGAAGTGTAGTAACAACCTTGCCTTGCAATGTATCATAAGTCTGCGCAAGTGGCATTATTTACGTACCTTCATTATATGCAATGTTCCCACCAGCCAATCTGGTCCATCCGGGAAAATTTCATCCAAAGCACGAGTCACATCTTCAATACCTTCATCACCATAATCGTGGCAAGCAAGAAAACCGTTAGATACTAGTTGCAAAGTATTGCTTATATCATGTCTGACGCTTTCATAGGAATGATCACTGTCAATGAAAGCAAGCCCGTACTGTTTATTCTGTGCAACTAGGTCAGGAAGTGCCTTCTGACTTGACTGGCGAATTACAGTAACAGCGGAATCCACTTTATACCATTTGAGGTTTTCCTGCATGGATTCAAAAGTGTCATCCGCCCATTCATTAGAATCACAAGGCTGATGGAAGTCGATAGCTGTGACACTTTTCGCACCATAACGAATCATCTGAATAGCCGAGAATCCCCAAGCTGAACCGATTTCCAGACAATGGCGACCCATAGCAAGATTACCGAGTGCCATTATCTCGTTCGGCATGATTGCTGTCGGAATAACGGGACCACCAGGTGTTATTTGCTGTACCGCATGCCAAAGATTAGACAACTGCTAGCTAACCTTGGTATATACGACCCACAAAGTAACACTCTGCGGTGAACCAGTCGTTTCAGAGCCACTTACTTTAAGACCGGGAGATACATTTGTTCCAGATACACCTGAGATATTAACAGTAGTGAACAAGGGGGAAGGGGCGGAAAGAATAAAAGCTCCCCCGTTAGGAGCGAAATTACCCGGAACAAGTCCGTTAGATGGATCATAGTTACTAAAAGACTCGCTAGCTGCTACCGTAAAGGTCCATCCAACAGTTACTTGACTCTGTAGTGAAGTCCCTTCAAACTGAGCCTCAATTCCACTCAGGTAGATAGCATCATCGTTTAGCTGGGGCATAATACTCCTTTACAAGATTCGGTTTTCGATAGTTTTCAGCGCAGGAACCATGTACTGATTAAACACATAATCCGCATCATAGTTCATCGCGAATTCACGGGCTTGTTTCTGCGGAAGAATCCCGTTACTGCGAGCATAGTAAGCGGTGTCATATGCTTGAATAATGTCTTCAATGTCAGGTCGCTGCCACCAGGACGCATGACCGTTCGTCCAAAACGGGGTGGAACTGACAATCCAGCCGGCTCCGCACAGTTCACTGGTCGCGCTCGCATCTGTGGTGATGACTGGTATTCCGCATGCTTGCGCTTCGATAAGCGGGAGGCCGAACCCTTCACCGTAACTGCACATGGATAGCACGTCCAGTCCCCGGTACCAGGTGGCCATTTGTTCTTCGGTAACCATACCCATGCTGTAACTGTAAGAATCAGGCCAGGCGATAGCGTCGGTGATTCCCAAACGTGCAGCCATTTTATGCAAGTTTAGTCCCCCGTTGATAACGGGGGCGGTGTGGAGGGCGAGAACACTGTCCGGGTGACGGGCGTGGAAATCGGTGAAGGCGAGCATTTGCTCAGCGAACCCTTTACGTTGCGGGTCACGGTTCATCGCGCACATGCCGATAACGAACGTTTCAGGGTTAATCTGCGGGATGGTATCACGATACGGTTCAGGATCACCGGGGCAGTAAATGTTCGTGTCTACCGCATGGGGGACATAGAGCGGTTCGGCACCTTCGTTGCGAAGAGTCCGGTAACCGAACTGGGAAATAGCGATGGGGAGAGCCTGAGATTCCCGGAGAACCGCAATATCCCCGTCCCCTACCGGGTTGGTGTCTACCGGGAAAAGCATCGCCAGGTTGATCTGGCTAAGATCTGTGGCGGATTTTATCAGCCCGAACGGGTCAGCGAGGGTGATCGTCAGGTCAGCGTTAAAATACTCATGGTTGAGGAGAATAGTGTCATTACCGGATGAGTCGTTGGCTGCGCCCAGAACAGGGATACCATCATATTCGAGGATGCTGACACCGAAACTGTATGGGGCGGCGATAGCAACAACTTCATGTTCGGTTTTATTGATACGGGGGATGAACAATCGGGTCATTTTGCCATACCCCGAATTATTCCACGGTGCGTTCCCGTGCCACAGGATTCTCACGCACAACCCTCCACGCCAAACCAGAATTTCGGATTTTTGAGTGCACGACGCTGAGTGTTATATTTTGGGTTCAGCAATAGTATCTGGTAATTCTCAAACTCATCCAGAAAATTGGTTGGGCAAAGAATGAAATCTGCTCTCTTTACTTCTTCCCACCAGTCTTTGTAAATACGATGTTCCCCAACCCTTACTATCGGATGGAACCGTGTACTCTGCCCAATATACAGACAGGTATCATCTTCGCCCCATAGTCGGTAGACGCAAGAACCTGTATCTAGTGGGATAACTTCCGCTCGTGCTTCTTTTAGTTGCTCTATCTGCTCACGCAGTTCTGCTTTCTGCTGAAGCATTTTAGTCGCTAGTTCAGGAGCAACCTTTGCAAGAACATCATCGCATGAGAACGGGAATTTCACCTCATCTTCGGGTTCCAAATGCTTGATTGCTTCAGACTCCGCAGAAAAAAAGGCACCTTTAACCCCTCTAGGCATAAATGTCCTTACTGAATATATACAGCATTTTTGAAGCGGTGTCAAGTAAAGCGCCGTCGCCGCAACATGTGCCCAGCTACCTGAATGAGATTTCCCTAGGATGTGCTGCGACGGCACGTCTATATTATAGTTCAGTGTACTCTTCTTTGAGAAGTACTTCGGGGCTCAACCGCCATTTCCACTGCCCGCATTCACAGATACAGGCACAGAAAGGAATACTTTCCCCGTTTGATCTGATGTCCATTTTCACATCCATGTATACGGTCCACACATGAACATGGTTACCGTTCCATCCCACAAGGTCCCCCTTCACAGCAGCTATTTTTTGCACGGCAATGCGGGCAGAGCCATCGGGACGCTTCCGGGTTGAATTCCTCCCCGCAGTTCCAGCATTCAATCACTTGTTAATCGTCTTCCCCATGATGGTTTGAAGAGTAACAACCACAAGCTGCATCGCTTGCTGTTCGCTGAAACCCGCCTGGATGGACGCAGCATACAGTTCATACATGGCTTTCAGGGCTTCACCCAAGCCGGCGGGCAGGAATGGGTCACCTGGCATTTCAGGCATTGTCATCCTCGTTAAATAGGTCCTCTGGCCATAGTACTGCATCACGGTACATTTCTTCAGGCCAGTACTCTACTTCTATAAGGTTACCATTAGCGTGAAAGGCGCGGCGTTTAACACGGGGGCAGGCGCGTTTATGCAGCCCCCCGCAATCCTCACAGACGGTTTCCCCGACGATTTCCCCCCGGAACACGGCCAGCAAATGGGCTTTAACTTCGTCGCTGAACATCCCGTCTCCATGTAAACAAGAATACATCATCGTAATGGTCACCGTCGTGGGGGGTGCCGTCTGGTTTCAGTTCAATGGTGCAGTGGGCGGTCACCCGGCCTGTTTCTGTCATCCACGGTGATCGTTCCCCGCATTTTTTAGGTGTTTCTTCCTCATCCACGTTACCTATAGTTTCCTGCCGGCAAGCCAGTTTTTTCCAGTATACACATTGAAGCCGGTTCTGTTTTTACTGCCCAGCGCCATAGCTTCCTGTAGGTACACTTCGGGGGGTTTGAAACATTGCGGGCATTTTTTTTCTTTCGCTGGGTAGTTCTGCCCGCATTTCCCGCAGACGGTGTAGTAGGCGTCTGCCCATCGGGAGCCTCTTGGCCGGTCTGATTTGATTTCCATCATGGGGAGAACTTCCTGCCCGCAGGATCGGCAGCGTTTATCTTTCTTCTCATGCACATCCGCCCCGCAATGAGTGCAGGTGGTGAAACCGTATGCTTCTTTCATGGAACCTTGCCAGGCGTCCCTGAATTCCAGAATTGTCCACACGAAAGCGTCCGCACGGTCATCGTGCATGGAGGACCGGTCGTCGTCTTCTGTCATGGCACACAGTTGGTTGATAA